TAGAGCCTGGGCCCCCTTGGGTATTGACAATGGATGAAGTAGCGAATCTAGGCCCCCACTGACTCCCTTATAAGCGGCTCCCAACGACTCCATTAACTTCGCTCCGCTATCTTTTAGCTGGCCCTCCCATTTTTTCATTCCCTCGGCTCCTCCGGCTAAGGCACTGATAATAGCTCCCAATGGACCCATCTTCTTAAAAACAGTATCCCAATCACCTTTTAGTAAGGCATCAAATATATCCTTCACGTTTTTTATCTGTTCGGCGATCATTTTTATCACTAATCCAAGAGCCCCCCACTTATCCACGAAATTATTAAATGCGGTTTGATCTCCTCCGAAAAAATCCTTTATTGCTTTTATGGCATCACCGATAAAGCCAAAGGCTCCGTTAATTATTTCCCCCAACGCGGGAAACTTTTTCATAAATACACCGATAACGCTTGCTTTCCCTTGTGCATAAAACGAGAAATCATAAAGAACCGCCATAAGGGCAAGCATGGCCATTGTGAATAATCCTATCGGCGACAACAGGAAGCCCGCGTTTAGTACTCCTAACACCGCCACGATACCGAATATAGCCGTCTTCCATCCAATAGTACCGCGTACCATCTTGTCTATCATCAATACGCCCCGCTCGACGAACTGGACGAATCGTATGAGCCACGCAGAAACCTTTTCGATAGCCGGCCCGAGCTTGGTTGCGAGGTCGGCAGTAAAGTACAGCATGGCATTCTTGACGGTCTCCATGCTGGCCCGCGCACGGTTCATACCGTCGATCATAGCGGGCGATATCACATAGGCGCGCGCCGCCATCTTGTCAAATTGCGCATTGGTCAGCTTGAATGTAGATATTAGGTCAGTAGAAACTCCGAACATTCCAATTATGTTACGGCGCATTCCTGGCTCTAGCTTGGCAGTCTTGTCGCGAATCTGTTTCAATACTTCATAGGGATCGTTCCGAGGGTCGATGCCTAAAAGTTGATACCCCGATATGTTCCCCGAGCCGAGCTTTATTTTGTCCTGATTAGAAGTTATCGCCTTGATGGAATCGGAGACCGCCGCGCCCGAGCCCGATACTTGATCGGCAACCGCCCGCCACCGTTGCATTGAATCGGTAGACGAGCCCGTTGCATCGCTAAACTTTTTTAGCTCAAGCGCATCGCCCATCGCCGCGTTGACGGCCTTGATGGCGCCGGCCAGGGAAAGAGTGCCAGCGATAGCACCAATGATATCTTTTTTTATACCATTGACCGCGCCAAGGAACCTATCCGCCGGGGCTTGGTCGGCCTTGAGGCCGATATGCGCGAATAGTTCCAAAATGTTCATGCATGAATAATACCCTTGCAGCGCGCCTTTCGCAAGGCTTACGAATTATTGCAATAGGTATTGCAAGGCTTGGTGTATGGTATTATAATACCAAGCATGGACTATCAAGAGCGCATAGAAGTATCTGCAACAGCCAAAATGTTGATCGCAGAGGATCATAGGTTTGACAGGGAATACTTAGGGAGGGCTGTACGCGAAGCCTGGATTGAATGGGCCAACGATCAGCCCCCACCCATCAAGCCGTCATGGCTTGTTCCTTGGGAAGAGCTTTCCGAGGCCGACAAAGAAGTAGATAGGCGTATCGGTGATAAACTTCGATCTATTTTTCTAAAGGAGTGACCATGGACGAGCTACAGACGATTAGGGAAGCTATCAAACATTTAGCGGCTATATCGGCCGAGGTATGGCAGGATGGCGACAAGAATAAGGCCACCTCCGCCCTCGCCGCCCTCTCCCGCCTCGAAGACCGCGCATTAGAGATGCCGGATGCTATCAAGATCGCGGCCAAGGCTATGGGGACGGGAGGAATCGGAAGCGATCGACAAATCGAAGCCCTGAGAGAATTAGCCGCCGAAATAGGTCAGTATGCCTATCGTTACAGCGAGGACATCCGCAAGGACCGTGACTACTGGCAAAAGATCGCCATGGCCTTCCATGATGCCGTACATCAGCATTTGGAGAACCATAAGGCGGAATACTCCGAGTGCCAAAAATGCGAATCCCAGGGCATCGACTGCGCCGAGTCTTGCTTGCGGCCGATCAAATAAAAATGCCCGGATCGGGGGAGTGAAGCCCGTCCAGGCAAGTGCCGCTAGCGACATGGCAATAGTAGCCTATCATGTGCGGAGCGTCAATCGAAAGGAGTGGATCGAATGGACATGAAAGAGCTTTTTATTAGGGCTTACAAAAAGGGCTGGTCCGACGGCATCGCCTTACAAGCCGAGGCATCACTCAAGTCCCTAGCGCAAATTAAGATAGATGAAAAATATTATGAGGATGCTATATTCGAATCCATAAATAAAGCCTATGACGAGATATTGCCGTCCGGGGCCTAATCGTCCTTATTTATCTCATAATAGACTTCCTCGTAGTCATGCTGAAAGGCTTCGTATTCGACGGCCTCGAGAACAAGGTCTACTCGTCCGTTCAGCACGCCCTCGGGGTCGCCTCCGAAGTATCCGGCCTTGGCAAGGCGAAGGGAGATTAGGTGGCTATCGTCCAGGGATATTTTTACTTCGGGGAGCTTCCTACCAGTGCTCCGAGGGCCCCGAACTTCGAGGCGAGGCCCTTGATAAAAGGGCCGACGTTGACCTTTATTATCTCGACCATGATAGGGTAATACAGCTCGCGGTTGTCCACGATCTCGAAAAAGTCCCGGTCGATCTTGTCCTGGCCGAGGACCGCGCGTGCCGAGCATGCGAAGAGACAGGCTTCCACCTCGTCGGACGTCGCCACGCCGAGCACCGCGCCAATGATATCGCCGAGCTTATCCGGCGCCATGTCGACGGACACCGACTCGGGCAGCTCGAGCTTCGTTCCCTTCAATGCCCTTCCGATAGCCTTTTGCAGCGCCATGGCATCCGCGAAGCTTCCGGCAGTAACTCTCAGTTCCTTGTTATTCAGTTGCATGGGAGTATAATAAAATAGTTTGAAAGTTATTGCAATATGCGCAAAGGTATTGTATTATAAGGTATCTTTATTCGAGGAGTGAATATGCTTATACGATGGTTGCGGCATTTACTGAAAGTTGATAGCCTTGAGCTGGTAATCGACCAACTTGGTCGAGACATCGATAAGCAAACCCGAGCCATGTCGTCGCTGCAAAAAATGGTAAAGGTTGGCGTAGACGTGAGTTATCATAGCGATAGCTGGGCGGTTGTATGTATCGCCGGAAAGCCCGACTATGTAAACTTTGTGAATCTTGGCCGCGATGACATCAATAAAATACGCCAATTCCTAAGGCAATTCGAAGGCTCTAGCCGAGCGATAGACTTGCCGCATGGCATCCCTAAAGAACTGTTCTTATAAAACAAAGCCCCTCCGCAAGGGAGAGGCTTCCGTTATGGGAAATCCCACAACGCTATTTAGCCCATTGCCCGGTCTGCGTTGGCGAAGGTTAGCGCGTAAATTGAGACAGCCTGCTCGGTGTCGCCGTTGACGTTCTCCTTCGCGCCGGGCATCTTCTGGAATGCTCCGCCCTTAAGCTGGTAGGTATCCGCCGTGATGTTGCCGGCTCCGTCGCCCACGCGCTTGATGAACTCGGCCGCGACGAGGACAAAGGCGGCCGGATCGTTCGTGTACTCGACAAGCCGGCTATTCAGATACTTGTCGTCGGCCGAGCCTCGCATGACGCGGAGGGTAGCGTTGACGACCTTGCCCGAGGCGTTGAAGGCATAGATCGCATTCCCGTTTTTCCCGAGCTTGGCTTCTACAAGGTTATTCGGGAACTCGAGGACCGCGCAATCCCCGTCCGCCTGGTCGGCAAGAATGCGCGAGTCGATTATCAGGGTATCTTTTCCGGTCAGTGCTACGCTGGACATGATCAGGCCTCCACGTAAACGAGGACGTCGGTTGAATGTATGGCACCCGAGTCTTTCCCGGCTATGTATACTTTTGGAGACACCCTAGCCGCACGGTCTGCGGCCGACTGCCCGGCGATAGGGTCGGAATAGATGAAGTACCCATAATCCTTGATATTGCGGATATGATCATCGGGATTGCCGAACGTCGTAGGATCGAGCCACACTCCCGGCGCGAACACGCCATTGTTGACGAAGGCGGTTGCAACCTGCCGATAAGCCGACTTGAGTCCCGACATGCCTTGCTCGGTCTGCGGTATCTTCGTATTTGACTGCGCGAGGTAGTTGAAACCGGCGATCTGCAATTTCAGCTTAAAGGCCAGCTCGGAATATATTTGATCGAAGTACTTATTCGCGCCCGAGGTAAAAACCTTAGGCACTCCGAAGTCAACGTAGCAATCGACGCCCGCGGCGCCAGTCGACGTCAAGAGCGTTTGCGTCATACCCGGATCGGCGACGACTCCCGCGATATCCTTCAAGTGCATCGTGTGGGCCGTGTTGGAGGCCGAGAAGTCTATCGAGAGCGCCCGGCTGGCATACCCCGCAGCGAAGTCCAAGGCCTTGTCAGCGCTCACGCTGTAGTAGAGGCATCGCGTATGCGTATATCCGGAATTGAGTACCGTCGTAAACAGCCCCGCGATATCGGCCGAGGAAGACGAGCCGACGAATAGCAGCTTGTCCATGCTTTGCAGCATCGCGCCAAGCTCGGTTAGGTCACCGCTCGCCGGCATCGCATTTAGGATGATTCCGAAATAGTTTACGCTTTGATAGGTGCGGAGTATGGCATCCTTTACCCTCTCGATCCCGGCGGCCGCGCCCGTAACCGAGGCGCTATCCATGCCTATCAGGGTTGCGATATCCGTACCCGTTGCCGTAGTCGCTACAACCAAGGCGGACGTTGCTCCGGTAGTGTTCGACTTGAGGGTCAGCGTTGCCGAGGCTACCGTGCCGACCGCCGAGAACGTAGCGCCCGCCGCCGCGACGGCCGTTGAATTGAGGGAGGAAACCGCCGAGGCCAGCGTAGTAGAATCGATAGCCCCGATAGCGAGGTCGGCGTCCGAGCCCGCGTCTATCTTAAGGCTGATCTTGTAATCGGTAGCCGAGAGCTTCGTAAGGTCGACCGGGAAGCGCGCTATGATCGTAGCCGCTTGCGCCGCCGCCGCCGCTTCTCGCGGGATTATGACGAGGTATCCCTTGCCGGTAAGCACGTTCGGCGTCTGCGCGAAAACTTGATTAGCGAGGCGATAGGTATCCGAGCTTGACCCGAAGTCGGTTGCCACACCCTGCGGGCTGAGGTAGACGCCGTGCGTATAGCCTGCCGGGATAGGCACCTCGTCCGTGATGAGGGCGAGCGCGGAGGTATTCACGTCCGCCAAGCCCATGAGGGCCGAAAGAAGCGTCACGCGAATGACGTTTGAAATGTCCAGTTTTGCCATGGCTTAGGCCTCCGGTTTGACGAACGGGCTCGGAAACTTGTCTATCATCGGCACGCTGGCCGTTTTGCTTTGCACGTTTGATACTATAATCGGGATACGGTAGCGTCGCAAGGCTCCCGTCCCTTCGATTTCCGACAGGTCCATAGGGTCGCCGCCTCGGAATATCGAGCAATTGGCCGACTCGGCCGCTTGCTGCCCCGACACCGAAAAGAGCGCCATCTGCGCTTCCTGCCATCTGTCGGCAGCCTCTCGATTCCTAGATATCACTTCAACCGCGAAAGGCTCGAAACTTGACCGGGACATGGTTTCTATGCCAGTCGACGGGTCCACTTGAGATTTTATTCCGATAGTCTTGCTAGCCCCATCGTATTCGACGAGCACGTATATATCGCTATCTTTCGGCCCGTCAAAGCCCTCGTCTTTCAGTACTACTCGATCGTCGGCTAGGCCCATGTAGGCTTGAATGATACTGGAGATAAGCTGGCCGGTCTCGGTTATTGTCATTTAGGATCATCCGGAAGTGGTATCCAATGGGTAACTCTAGCCATTTCAATAATATCATCAGATTCTTCCCGGTAAAAATGAGGATGCCGAGGATTGTCCTCTTCATAATCGGCATACATGCAATCAGTAAGCCGGCCCCATCCTTCCACGAAAATATCGCAATCTTGCTCTACCTGGGGCAATCTGTCTTTAATGCTTATCCATTCGCTCATGTTGAAGGCGCCACCCATCGCGCATAGAGGACGATATCAGCCGTCCCGATCGGTATCAAGGCGCCAGGCAGGTAATCTGTCCCGCCGCCGCCCGGTTCGGTATTCCATCCGTGAAATACTTTCCCGACCTTGGCTAGGTTGCCCGAATTGGTCAAGGCAGGGACCGCCGCTCCTTTCTGGTATGCGGTCGGCAGGTAGCCAGTCGGAAGCGTGCCGCTCATTGCCCCGTTGGCATTGTATGATAAAACATACATGGGAGATAGGCCCGTATAGTCCTCGGTTGCCTCGTATCGCCGATATCCGGCTTCCTTCCATGGCTGTATTGAATCGATGCGGTATGCGATGCCGTCGACGACTATCTGACTATCGATTTTAAGCTCGGGGTTGCTCGCCTTGGTTATGATCGAGTACCACTTCCACGCGCGTTGCTCTTCGGGCTTGCGGCGAACCTGCTCGGGTTGCAAGGGCTGTACCATGATATCGAAGGTATAAATCAAGGCTATCTGTTGCAATAAATGGTTGACGACGAGCTTTGTCACCACGCGGACTAGGCGGCGCTTTGTCCATCCTCGGAAGGCGTTAGCGACGTAGGGGATGCTCATTCGATATAGAGCAAGGTGGCCCAATAATTGAACCTTTGCTCTTCTCCGTCAACTAACGCTATTCCATCTTTCCAGTATGCGACATATGGAGTAAATGGGCTCCCGATGGTAAATAGATAGAACCCGTTAGTCGGTGGCTTTCTAACTTCTGACTTTATCCATTCTCCCATCTATTCCGTCCTGTAGGCAATCGCATGCCGGAGTGTGCCGTCATCGATTAGAGGAGCATCCGAGCCCTTCCCGGCGATCGTAGAGGGCTTATTTTCCGGCCACGTCCCGAAGCCCCGCGTATCGAATGCCTCTTGTATCACGCTTTCCCCCGCTATGCCGATGTCTTCGAAAATAGCCGCCACGTCGCCAGCTTCCAAATGTTCTTTGGCGTGCTTCTCGACATAGTTTACTACTTTGTCCCCATGCTCCGAAAGTGGCATGCGAATGAACGAGCGCTTAGGCGGATGATCGGGCTTTGTGATGCTTCCAAACTCATTATGCGCGCCATACTCGGCAACCGGCATGCCGCCGGGGGTTGTAGCCGATCCGAACACGCCGATATCGACAAAATGCTTTTCCTTCAAGTCAGCGATAAGCGCTTCGATCTTCGAGAAGTCGCCCGAGACTTCGCTTTGCCCATCGCTGAAATGGAAGGAGCCCATTACCAATACTGTCTTTTGCTATTAATTCGGCGATTCACTAGCTTGCCTATTTTATTCGGCGAGCATCCCTTCGCCTTCCACTTAGCCACTAGGGCCGCGCGCCGGGCTTCAATTTCCTTGGAAGGGCGCCGATATCCGTAATCCAGTCCGCCGCATGGCATTAAAACACTCCCATCTCATGCAGCTTGAGGAAAAGCGCATAGACGAACAGGACGGCCGACGAGCCTGCCCATATCGTGCGCCAGGCCCGGATACGCCGGATTATGACTTCCATGTCCTTCGTCCAGTAGATCGCGCCGGCTTGTCGGTAGCCCTTGCGGATTTCCTTTGTCTTGCGCGCGCTCATTATTGCGTCTCCGCGAGTGTTATGTCTGCGGTCTTTATGGCCATGTCTAGCCCCATAATTCGCTTGCTCATGGGAACGTTTGCCTTATCTTGCTTGACCGCTTCCGACAAAAGCCGCAAGGCATCCCTTAATCGCTTCTCTCTTGTCGTCATGGCAATGTCGCCCCTCCGATTGCATAGACCACGCCGTCAAGGTAGGGCTTG